TTGGATTTAAAGATATTCCTACAAAGAACATTACCACAAATTGAATAACCTCTCGTTGTATATTATTCATGCTTTAATAATACTTTATATTTAACATGGAATATATCTTGGAACATCTAAATGATATAATGTTACCTTGAAAGTATCTTGAGATATCTGTGGTATTTTAACTTCATCACCATCATATAACTCATCGCATCCATATTCTTTAGAACAGTCACATCCGTTCTTTATCACTGGTAACATAACACTCACAAACTTATCCGTTTGTGTAAAATAATTCCATTTACTGGATCCATTCCATGTCCGATTTCCAAATAGTGGAATGTTCATTGAAGAATCTGAGCTTGTAAGAACCCCAATTGTTTTTGGTTCCTCAGGATACCCCCTTGTGGGTATATTAATTTCACATAACTGCCTTGACTTTATTCTATTCTCAAACTGGTTCACTCCCTGGTTCACTCCCTGGTTCACTCCCTGGTTCAATCCCTGGTTCAATCCCTGGTTCAATCCCTGGTTCACTCCCTGGTTCTGGTCTACTTGTATTTGCTTAACCTTTCCAAATGAGCCTTTTAATTCACCAACACAATAAGCTAATATTATAATGACGATAAATAAAACATAGATGGCCTCCATTATAATTAGGATGTATAAATGTCCGATTTGGGCTTTTGAAAATAATAAATATACTGGTGCTTATACCCCCGTTTCGTTAGGTCTAAAGTAAATACGTGATTCAATGAGTGTGATGTTATATGTTCTTTCATAATATCTATCGAGGGAACAATAAGAGAGTGATTCTTCTGTTGTATTGTTCCATCTTTTTTATTAAACACCTCCTTAATCGTAGCATTTTCATTTTCACATGTATAGTCAAATACATAAGAAAATGTATCAAACTTTATTTCTCCTTGAGTCAATCTTTTTTTATTTTTGTTAACTTCACTACCGGGAAGTTTATAGATAGCCTTGGTAATATCGGGGACCGGCTCGAAATTATCCGAATCAACCAAATGAACGACGAACCATCCACCTGGTTTTAACCAGTTCCACACATTTTTAATCAAAATACCAAAATGTGTATAATATATTGTCATTGAATAACATGTTATATGTGTAAGTGAATTCTTAGGAAATAACGATGGATTATGGACCGTATCGCAAATAAGAGATAATCCCTTTTTACTCAAATTTTTTTCAAGTTCCTGTAACATATACGGTGATTTATCTAGTCCAATGAGTTTAATATTACAATATCCTTTGTCTTGAATATTTTTTAAGTGATTCCCACCACCCGAGCCAATATCCAATAGTTCTATTCGCGTATCGCCCATAAATGTTCTATCCACAAGGTCATCTGTTTCATATTGACCACGAGATACGTTATAATTCTTAAATAATTCCGTATATACCTTTGAATAAAATTCGTCATATGGCTCAAATGATTCTTTTTTATTTTTTTTCATATTATCAAAATTCTCCTCAAAATCTTCCGAAAGCTTACTCATTCGCTTGAAAGAATTATAGAAACGTACATATCGGATATCACAATTTCGTGCGGAACTCGCAGAAGGCAATAGCTTTATTGGAGTATCTGAATATTTAGGAACATGTGGTAATAATGTAGACTGGACAAGTAGCCCATTGACAATAATATATACTTTTCTATTTTGACAAGATAAATACAATGTATTCCACCTTTGTAATGGAATGTCTTCACTTGTAATACTCATGTCCTCATTGTTTATATCCCGAAAACGAACTAAAAGTTTACCATCCCATGGCATGAACCATACACTTGGTGAAGCAGATTCACAGTCATAGCCTCTATAGAATAAACACCACTCCTTATACGCATTTGAATGATTTTTAATTCTAAATTCCACCTCTAATGTAAATGTAAGATTTGATGATACCCTGGGTACATCTTTAACAAGTACTCCATTTTCTCTTATTATCTTATCCAACGTATCTTCTGTATTTATATATAAAACCGGATTTTCCTTCTTGTGCCTCGTGTATCTCATAACATATATAACTATGACTATTATCAATAAAATAAATGACACAATCATAATACTCAGAGTTCTCTGACTGATGCTCATTATACGTACAAAAAATAAAATTCATTATAATGGAAACTTATGTCGAGGTTCTATGTTTTGTATTACTTCCTATTATAACAGCACTCATCATAAATAGGGCGGCACTTAAGAAACACACAGGAAACCTTCGCATTGTGAGCTATAAACTATTTCGGTTTGCCGTCATTTTGGCTATCGCATCTCAAATTTCATTTCCAGATATGCAACCAACCGCGGTATTAGTAATTCAAGGTATTGGCTATATCTTCCTTGCTTTACTCGTCTTTGATATATTCTTAATTTATCCTAAAAAAACACATCCAAATCAAGTTATGCTCATATCAAACTTTATTTTATGGTCTGTAGGTTTTGTTTTTTTTATAAACGTAATACAACACTATATAGATGTATCAAATAATAACGAATGGAAAGAAGCCGGACTAAATCCCTTCAAAAACCTATCACTTATTTGGGAAAAGAAAGCAAAGCCTGATAACCCAAATCTTTCATTACCAGAAATCCCAACAAACTCTGCAAAATTCAACCTATTTAGTAATGCGGCTTCTAGTAGTGCTGCTTCCACGAGTGCTGCTTCCACGAGTGCTGCTTCCAGTGTCGATGACTGATGACGATTCAAGTTCTTTTTCAAGTTCTTTTTCAAGTTCCTTTCTAAGTTCTTTCTCAAGCTCTTTTCCAAGCTCTTTTCCAATTTCTTTTCCAAGTTCTTTTCCAAGTTCTTTCCCAAGTTCTTTTCCAAGTTCTTTCCCAAGTTCTTTCCCAAGTTCTCTTTTAAGATCTAATACATTCCCACATTTTTCATCTCCACAATGATCAAAAGTACTCGTCATAACATAAAATTCCCCCCCAACCCATCTTCCCAGAGGAGTGTTATAATTTGGACCCGATAATAACTTTCGATAAGAATCAAATACTCGCTTCGAAAAAGTTTGGAATATAGTTCGCATATCTAATAACATATATAGTCATCTTATTATCCCCTTTTATTCAAAAAGGTATTCGTAAGGCGTTTATGTAAACATTTGACACAAATTTTTATACATATTCTTGCATTGTCCGACTCTTCGAATTCTATTACGTTTCCATCTGGACTTAATATAGTAAAAGTCAGTTTCGATATCTCAATGCGAGGACTAAACTTTTCAGTATATAATTCTGTATCCGACAAGTCATATGATAAATAAGGACCTCGTGTGGTAGGACTCATGAGTTGTCCAAAGGAGTTATTTAAATACTTGTTTGTACCATTCGTTTTATTTGAAATTTCAGATATATTTATCAAAACATAAGGATAAAGAGTCGATACATCATTTCCACTAGAATCTCGAAAAGGAAAAACAACATGATTAATAGTTAGTTGTTCAACATTAGAAAAGCTATTCGCAAGTGTATTTTCTTGTTCAGAAAAAAAATCCACACTTGCGGGACCAAGAGAAAATTGAAATGGATTCATCTTTGACCATTTATCCTTATTTCTATCAAAAGAATCAACAAATATATTATATGATTTCATAATCAACTCTTCTTTGAGAGAAGTTATATTCGATATATCTTCTATCGTCTCGTCTAATTCGTTTTTTATAGAAAGATTCTCGGACGTTTGTTTATTTTCATTCTTGACCTTATCTATAGTTTTAAGAGCAGGATATACTCTTTTATGAGTATCTCGCACATGTTTTACATCAACACGTGGAATCACAACATCATGCTTCTTGTTAATTGCTCTTACCAAACGACACAAATCATTAAATAATAACCAATCAAATAAATGCTCATATTTCTTGAAGAGAATCTGAGAAACAAGTTGCTCGTTTTTACTTGTCATACTTGTCATACTTGTCATACTGATTATACATCATGTATTTATTCATAGATTTTGAACCTAGCTCTCTAATGAAACCATGCACATAGAATATAGAATTCTTTGGATATAATATATCATAGCCACGTACACTATTGCAAATGTGCCCAGCACGACATCCTTAAATTTTCTCTTGACAACACCCTGTAAAATAATAAGTACGCTCAAGGTGGCGAATATAAACGAAATAATCATCAATATTTTAAGAATAAAACAATGCTTATTCGATTCCAATGTATCAAAGAACATTATTACTCATATGATATAAAAATAAATACAAATGAGAAAAATGAAGGCCCGTGATCAAATATGATCAGATATCCGAATAAATGAATAAACTACTATTTGTATTTATCATCTCCACAAAAGCACTAAGTCTGACGAAAAATCCAGGGAGTTCCAAAAACTCCAAAAACTCCAAAAACTCCAAATTTCAATTCAGAGATGTTGGGTTTAATGAAATGAATATGATACTCGATGAATCTCCTCTAAAAGATACAGATGAATATAGTAGTGCAAAGAAATATATGGTTCGTAATGTTGAAAATAAGTATATTCGATACATATCGCTTTTTAATATCACATCTAATGCTACTCAAAACGACCCACACATATTTGTATTTATCAAAATTGTGCCTGTTATTCAAACTATGAGTATCGAATTTATCTTATTGCCAATTGGAAATCATTCTAGCCAAGAAATTAAAAATCTTATATACATTACATACACACACTTGAATCATTTGTGTGAAATCGCGGGATTAAAAATAGACTTTCATTATCTCAAATACAATGGTAATGATAAATGGTTTCTAGAATTCATAATGTGTCAAACATAAAATATATTATATAGATACAGATATATTATGTATTTTTCTTCTATATTATCTTCTTACTACATAAATGGTAAAGAACAGGAATCTAATTTGAAAATACAATCAAACATGACAGGTGATAAAAAAGACGAAATGTCCTATGTGGTAGAACGCAAAAAAGGACAATATAACGACAAGACTGGCAAATTAACAAAGAATCAAGCCTCTCATAAAATAGAGAAAAAACTTAAGGATATTAAAGAATCTTTCGAAAAATATCTTACCAAAAAACGCAAAGTTTTACAACAACGAAAGAATTCTCAAAAAAGGGACTCAAAAAAGGGACTCAAAAAAAGGGACTCAAAAAAAGGGACTCAAAAAAAGGGACTC